GAGGAACCCGAAGAAGAGGAATAGCGCATGAGCGTCTTCCAGCAGGGCGCCGAGGACCTGGTCATCGTCAAGGCGTCGCCAGAGAATTCTGAGCCTGACTCGCGGGCCTCCGATGAAAGCCTCATCCGCACCGCCTTGGACCGTTGGCGTCTCGCAGATGAGGCGGAACGGGAGATCCGGCTCAAGGCGATGGAAGATCTGCGCTTCTTTGCCGGAGACCAGTGGCCCGCCGAGATCCGCGAACAGCGGGCCATCGCCGGGCGCCCTTGCCTGGAATTGAATCGCCTGCCAGAGCTGGTTTCCGTCATCGTCAACCAGCAGCGGCAGGCCAAACCCCAGATCCAAATCAACCCTCGCGGCGGCGGAGCAACCCTTGAAATGGCCCAGATCATGCAGGGCCTGATCCGCCACATCGAGGTCAGCTCCGACGCCGAGAGAGCCTACGACTGGGCCTTCCAGTATGCCGTCATCTCAGGCTTCCCCGGCTACATCAGGATTATCACCGAATACGTGGACGCCGACACCTTCGACCAGCAAATCCGCATCAAGCGCGTCCTGAACCCGTTCTCAATCTACATGGACCCCGGCGCCCAAGAGATGGACGCCTCCGATGCTAAGTGGTGCCTCGTCGTAGAGGACATCAGTCACGACGAGTTCAAACGGCGATACCCGAACTCCGAATTGGCGGGCCTCCGCTCCATGTCCAGCCTGGGAGACAGAGAACCAAACTGGTTCACCCGGGAGTCCATCCGCATCGCCGAGTACTGGCACATCGAGACCGTCGAGCGCACCCTTGTCGCCCTCTCCGACGGTTCCGCCGTCTTCGAGGAAGACATCACCCCGGATGCATCCATCGCCGTCGGACCCGATGGACCTATCCGCCGCACCGTTCAGGTTCCCCAGGTCTACTGCGACATCATCAGCGCCGCCGAGGTCTTGGAACGGCACCTCTGGCCCGGACGCTACATTCCAATCGTTCCGGTCATCGGCGAAGAACTCTACCTGGATGGCAAACGCATCCTGTCCGGCATGGTCCGCTTCGCCAAGGACGCCCAGCGGCAGTACAACTACTTCCGCTCCGCCTTGGCCGAAGCAATTGCCTTGGCTCCCAAGGCGCCGTTCGTCGCCGAATGGAGCCAGATCGAAGGCTTTGAGGAAATCTGGAAAGCCGCCAACCGCAACAACGTCGCCGTCCTTCCATACCGGGCCGTAACCTCCGGCGGACAGTTGGTCCCCCCACCCCAGCGGCAATTCGGGGAGGCCGCCATTGGGCAAATCGCCTCCGCCATCCAGTTGTCTGACCAAGACTTGAAGGCCACCACCCGCATCCGGGAACCGCTCATCGGCCTCAGCGCCGGCGAACAGTCCGGCAGAGCAATCCGCCTGCGTCAAGCCCAAGGAAGTCTGGCGAACTTCGCCTACATGGACAACTTGGCCCGCTCGATCCAGCACGTGGGCAGGATTATCGTTGACCTGGCTCCGAAAATCTACGACCGCCCAGGCCGTCTCATCCGCATCATAAGGCCGGATTCAACCAGCGTGGTCATACCGCTTAAGCAGCAGGTCCAAGAGCGCGAAGGCGTCATCAAGTTTTATGACCTGTCTTCCGGCACCTACGACGTGACAATCAGCGTCGGCCCCGGCTACGAGACCAGACGGCAGGAGTTCGTCGAGAGCGTGATGCAGTTGATTCAAACCGCTCCGCAGGTCGCCCAGTACATCCTCCACTTGGTCGTTCGCAACATGGATTGGCCCGGCGCAGAACAGATCGCAGACCAACTCGAAAAGTTGCTGCCTCCCAACCTGAGAAGCCAAAATCCGGATGAGGATGGTTCCGGCGGCGCAGAGTTGCCGCCCGAGTGGAAGGAAAAGTTCGCTCAGCTCATGCAGCAACACCAGGCTCTCACCGAACAGCTCAATGCGGCCAAGGAAATCATCAGCAACCGCCGCATGGAGATCGAAAGCCGGGAGCGGATCGCGGCGCTGCAAGAGCAAACCAAGCTCATGATCGCCGAGCTTAAGGCGCAAAGCTCGGAGTCTATCGAACGGCTCCGCCAACAGGTCGCTTCCATCGACCAGAAGCTCAACGCTTTCGAAAAGTATGGCCTAGCGGCCGGCCAGTAGAGTAGACCGCGCAAACCCCAAGGGAGAATACATGTCGGTAACTGTAAGCAGCACAACGGACAGTCCAGAGCAGATCCAAGACGCTCTGGCCCACTACGGAGAAAAAACCTCCGAGGTGGAAATCATCCAAACCAAAGCGACGCCCGAGCCGCAACCGGGCGCCGAACCGTCCGCGCCTGCCGAACCGGAACCTCCAGAGGCGGGCACAACCGCCGGCGAGTCGGACACGCCGGAAGACCACGGCCAGGGCGTTCAGCGCAAGCCCAGAAAGCCCAAGAAGGGAATCGAACAGAGATTCAGCGAGCTAACCAAGGCGCGGCGCGAAGCAGAGCGCCAAAGAGACGAACTGAAGGCGTACCTTGAGGAACTGCGCAACGAACTCCGCGAGCTGAAGCAGGGGGGCAAGCCTGCCGAAGCAACCCAGCCCAGCCAGCCGCCGCCGGAAACCAAGGCGGCGCAACCTGTCGCCGAACAGGACAAAGAGCCCCAGCTTGAGGACTTTGACACCTATGAGGAATGGGTCAAAGAGCATCAGGCATGGCTGGTCCGCAAGGAGACGGCGCCGCTCCGCTCCCAAGTCGAGATTCTCCAGAAGGAACTCGAACGGGAACGGAGCAAACAACAGCAAGCGGAGCTGGAAGAACAGCGACGGGCCGAGATTGAGGCTTGGGAAAAGCGAATCGCGCAAGCCAAGGCCAAGTACCCCGACTTCGATGAGGCTATTGAAGCCGCAGACAAGTCCGGCGTGACCGTCACCGGCGCGTTCCAGCAGGAAATCCACAACTCGGAATACGGACCCGAGATCGCCTATTGGTTGGCCAAGCACCCAGACGAAGCGGCTCGAATCGCGGAACAGACAGCCGTTCCCGAAAACCCCACGCCGCAACAGATCATGGCCGCCCAGAGAGCGGCGGCCAGAGAAGTGGGGAGAATCGAAGCCCTTCTCGCCTCTGGCTTGACGAGAACCCCCGGTAAACCGTCAACCCGGCTGAGCACCGCACCGCCGCCAATCCGCCCCGTAAGCACCAAAACCGCCGGCGGAGTCGTCGATCCCGAATCCATGACTCCAGCCGAATACATGCGGTGGCGAGATCAGCAGCGTGGCGGCTGACGGCCACAACCGCCGCTATATGCGGCAGGAGGAGTTTTGACACATGGCGAACACCCTTCTCACCATCTCGATGATTACCCGCGAGGCGCTGTATGTCTTGCGGAACCAGTTGTCTTTTGCCCGCCGGGTCCGGCGCGACTATGACGACAGCTTCGGAATCGAGGGCGCCAAAATCGGCGACACCCTGAATGTCCGCAAGCCCCCCCGTTACCTGGGCCGCACCGGTCCCAACCTCTCCGTCGAGGACGCGACCGAAACCAGCGTGCCCGTCGTTCTCAACCAGCAGGTCGGAGTGGACATCAGCTTCACTTCCAAGGACCTGGCGTTGAGCATCGACGATTTCAGCGAGCGCTTCATTCAGCCCGCTGTGGCCGCTATCGCCAACAAGATCGACGCCGACGGACTGCAACTCTACAAGCAGGTGGCCGACTACGTTGGCACTCCCGGCACCGTCCCCAACTCGCTCATGACCTATCTTCAGGCAGGAGTAAAGTTGGACGACAACGCTGCTCCGATGGACGGCAATCGCTACATCTCCATCAACCCCTTGATGCAGGCCACCATCGTCGATGCCCTCAAGGGCTTGTTCCAGAGCTCCGAGGAAATCCGCAAGCAGTACCTCAAGGGGCGCATGGGAACCGCTGCGGGCTTCGAGTGGGCGATGGACCAAAACTGCCCATCCCACACCGTCGGAAACGTCGCCGGAACGCCGCTGGTCAACGGCGCCAACCAAACCGGGAATACCCTGGTCACGGATGGATGGACCGCTGGCTCTACCCTCAAGGCCGGCGACATTATTTCGATCACCGGCGTCAATAAGGTCAATCCGCAGAACCGGCAGGATGTCGGCTCCCAACAGCAGTTTGTGGTCACCGCAGACGCGACCGCAGACGCCAGCGGAAACATGACCATCAGCATTTACCCGGCAATCACCCCGAGCGGCGCCTTCAAGACCGTCACGGCGTCCCCGGCGGACAATGCCGCCATCCAAGTCTTCGGCAAGTCCAGCGCAAACCTCAGCGATGTGGCCGGCAAGACCTTCCGTGAAGGCTTGGCTTTCCATCGGGACGCCTTCACTCTGGCCTGCGCTGACCTGCCCCTGCCGCAAGGCGTTGACATGGCGGCTCGCGTGAGCGACAAGGAACTGGGCCTGTCTATCCGCATGGTCCGGGCCTACGACATCAGCACCGACAAGTTCCCCTGCCGCTTGGACGTGCTGTACGGCTGGGCCGCGCTCCGGCCCGAACTGGCTTGCCGCATCGGAAGCTAGCTCCACTCCCTCGCTTGAACCATAACCTTTCCGCCGGGCGGGGCGTACCCCCGCTCGGCGGACCCAACACCATGAAAGAACACCTCTGGACCCTCGGCGGTTACATATTCAAAAGGCGCCCAATTATCGGATTCGTGTGGGTCGTTCCTGTGTTTCCGGTAAGGTACACCAGCCTGGTCGTATTTACCTCAATGAATTGAGAGACGAACATGCAATACCCCAAGTGGAAGTATCACCGAACAAAAGAACCAGTCATCGTCAATGACCCAGAGCAAGAAGCGGCCCTCGGGCCTGGATGGTACGAGAGCCCGGCTGACGCCGAACGTGAGGCCGAACGTGAGGCTGAACCTGTGTCTAAGATCGAACCCGTCGCTGGGCCTACGGCCCAGACTCCCGTTGTCGCCCAGGTGGATTCCGTGGGCGAGCAACAGTCCCGCAGGCGGAGGGCGCGGCTGCAATGAACAAAGCCACCGTCTCGGCATGGCTGAAACAGCATGAGGGCGTAGTCCCCTGGATGTATCTCGACACCGCCGGAGTCGTTACGGTCGGCGTCGGCCATGCCCTAGAAACAGAAGAGGATGCGGCATCGCTTCCGTTCAGGTTTAAAGACACCGGAGAACCGGCGCATGAGAGCGTCATCCGAGCCGATTGGCGGGCGGTCAAGGCCGCCCAGCCCGGCCTCATGGCCGAAAAGTACTCTCGCCTTACAAAGACGATCTTGAGCAAGGAGCATATTGACTGGCTCCTGGACTACGACATTGAGAAGCATTGGGTTTCGCTGTTGGCCCGGAGGCCAGAACTGTCCACCCTGCCAGAGCAGGCGCAGAACGTTCTGGCGGAAATGGCCTTCAATCTTGGCGTCGGGGGCCTTCTCCAGTACCGCAGGATGATCGCCTGCATGATGAGCGGAGATTGGGAGCAGGCCGCCGAAGAAAGCTCGCGCCTAGGAGTAAGCCCAAAGCGCAACAACCAGACGGCGCAGTTGATCCGGGCGTTGGGCGTTGGACAAAGCGAAGAGGCAAACGCATGATCCAGAGTCCCAGAATGGTTCTGCTTTCCATGCTCTATGCGGCGATGACCGTCGTTTTGCTCCAGGTCGCCCTCCTGCTGCATGAAGCAACCACAGCAATCAGAACCCTGCCGGACCGGATCATCGCACTAGCCAGTTCCGAGTGCCAGGCCACAAGAGAGGCCGCGCTTCAGGCCGTTGCCGCAGTTCAGAAAGATGCGGTCAAAGAGATTGATACGACCAGATCTATGCTGATTGGACGCGCCGACCAAAAGATGGATCGAATCGTTTCCATATTGGATGAGCGCACCAGAGAGATCCAGAGGGACGTAGCCGCTGCGTCGAGCCGGGCTACAGAAACCGCGACCACCGCTACGTCCCTCCTGGAAGATGCTCGTCCAGCGGTTCAGGCTTGGGCGAAGATCTCTCCAGAGCTGGCGGCAAACACCCTGGGACTCGTGGCCGCCTCTAAGGTTACCGCCGGACAAGCTGCGCAGACCATGCGTGAGATCCAGCGGGCCACGCCGGACATCGTTGCTTCGATTCAAGCCTCCGCAACCGCCTCTCAGCAGGCGGCCATGTCTGCGGCGCAGACCTCTCAGAACCTTGCCATTATCACCAAGCCCGGTCCACGGTGGCTGCGGTATTTGGGGATCGGCGCCGCTGTCGCCGTCCCCGCATCGCAGGTCGCAATTCCTGCGGTTTTGGCTGCGAAGTAATTGAAAAGAAAGGAGAAATACATGAACAAGATCCTGAATGCTGTAGCCCGAATCGGAAGGGCAATCGCTTCGATTTTCACCGGAGCACCCGACGCGCTGGTGGCCGCCGTGGAGACTGCTTTGATCACGGCGAAGCCCTACTTCCCGTATGCGCTGGAGCTTTCCGAACTTGCCGCCAAGGTGTTTACGCCGGGCGTCACTCTCGACGACGCTATCGTTGCCTTCGCCAAGCAAGTCAACCTAGAGCTGGACGAGGCCGGGATCATTGTGGCCGGACGAAGGCAGGGCGACATCATCCGGGATCTCGTTCGTTATGTCCTCCAGAAAGCATTCCCGGATGCGTCCACCCGGTGGCTGAACAGGGCCATCGAACTTGCCTACGCCAAGGTGAAGCCGTAGCGGGGGGAGAAAATGCCTACTGGCCTGGACATCATCAAGGCGTCCATGAGGCTGATCGGGGTTCTCGCGCAAGGCGAAACCCCATCACAGTCCGAAGCCGATGACGCTCTAAGCCGGCTCAATCTCATGTTGGCCGGATGGTCGGCTGAGCGCATTGCCGTCTATTCGAGAGAGGTTTTGACCGTCTCCCTCTCTGGGGCTCAAAGCTACACCATTGGACCGGGAGCGGCCATAAACACTCCCATCCGGCCTCCGTGCATCGAAGCGGCCAGCATTTCTAGCACCGCTGGTTCACAGGTTCAGATTGAGATCGTTGATGAAAAAGGGTGGATGGACATCCCAGATCGGTCCGCTACTGCAACCTTTGCCCTGAAGCTCTTCTACGACAGGAAATATCCTACTGGAACCATCTACTTGTGGCCGAGACCCGCCCCCCTCGGCAGTCTACAGCTTATCGTCTGGACTCCGCTTCCTTCTTTGACTCTAAACGATACTGTTGACCTGCCTCCGGGCTATCAGCAGGCAATCGAATTCAATCTGGCGGTAGCCTTGGCGCCGGAATATGGCAGGCCGGTTCCCGCGGAACTGGCGGCGCTTGCCGGAAACGCCAAATCGAACCTGGCTCAGTTGAATATCAGCATGGTGTCCGCCGGGAATGTTCCATCTCAGCCCCAAGCCCCTGCGGGCAATGGGTAAGGAGGACCAATGACAGCAAGGGAGATCATTACCGCAGCGCTCCAATGCATTGGGGTTCCGGCGCTTGTTGATCCGAACAACGACACCCTCGCCGCCCTCAACAGGATCTTGGACTCATGGGATGCCTCTGGACTCTACGTCTATTCTATTCAGGTTTACCAGTACACCCTGACGATTGGCCAAAGATCCTACACCATTGGGCAGGGCGGACAAATCAACATCCAGCGTCCAGTAAAGATCCAAGATGCCGCGTGCATCTCGGGCGGGGCGAGATTTCCCGTCGCGGTCGCGGATTCAGAAAGATGGAACCGTCTGATTCGGGTGGACGACATGACCAGCAGCGTCATTCTGGCGCTGTACAACGACTATGCCTATCCGATTTCCACAATCCGCGTCTGGCCCACGCCATCAACGGCTTCCACGCTGGAACTGCATGTATGGACACAACTTGGGAGATTCAGCACTCTTGACTCGAACGTCTCTTTCCCGCCCGGCTACGACCGTGCGCTGATTTACCAGTTGGCTGCTAACCTGGCGCCGTCTTTCGGTCGAGTCATAGGTCAAGACCTGGCGGCCCTCGTGGAAGACTCAAAGGCAATGTTGATCGCCAGCAATAAAGCCCTTCCCGGAGCCTTGCCGGTTCCAGCTAAAGTCGAGGCACAAGCGCAATGAGTTCCCCCGTTGTCCCTGCCTTTCCCGGAACGGCCTCTTGGAACGCTGATGTCTTTGGAGGTCCTGGCTCCACGGTCGGATCAGACATCATCTACCCTGCCCTTCGATTGATCCGAGTCATCCGCCCGGGCCACGGACCCCAAAGCGAAATCCTAACCGAGGCGCTGGCTTGCCTGAATGCGCTGCTCGATGCATGGAATACAGAGCGGCTTACCATCCCGTGCGTCCTCAGGCGCACCTTTCAGATCGTCTCCGGCCAGCAGTCCTACACGATTGGTCCGACCGGACAGTGGCTTCTGGAAGAGAGACCGCAGCGCATTGAGGCCGCGAGTCTGATCCGCAACCAGAGCGGTGGATCACCCATAGAGATTCCGCTGAAGATCCTCATTTTGGATGAGTGGCAGGCCATTCCGGTTAAGGCCATTCAATCGTCAATCCCTCAGTCTCTCTACTACGATCCGCACCTAAATCTAGGAAATGGAACGGTTTATGTCTATCCAGTCCCGACTGAGGCCAACGACATCATGCTTCATCTTTGGGATCAGCTCAAGCAGTTTGAGTCACTTTCGGACCAGTTTGTACTGCCTCAGGGATATCTCAAGGCGTTGCAGTACAGCCTGGCCGTCGAGCTTGCCCCAAGGTATGAAAATTCGGTTCTGAGTCCGCTCGTGCTCGACACGGCGGTGAAATCAAAAGCGCAAATCAAGTCAATGAACGTCGTCCCGCTTCCGCTTCGGTGTGACGAAGCGCTGGTTGCGCGGCGCGGCGGCTTCGATTGGAGAACTGGAAGATGAGAAAAAGCGCATTGTTGATTCTCTCTGTTGCCACTCTAACTGCTGGCCTGCTTGCGCAGAATCCGAATATGCCGGTGTTTCCGAACAGCATTGCGGGAGACAAGCACCTGCTCGTCGCCGTGGATTCGTCCATGTCGGTGCTCACTGCAAACATCGACCAAACAACTCTTTCGATTCCGGTTGCGGACGGGACAAAGTTCCGGGCCTATCAGGTGGTGAGAATCGACAACGAGAGCATTCAGATCTGCTCGGTAAACGGAAACATCCTCAATGTCTGCACCAGTGGAAGGGGATTTGGCGGATCAACCCCAGCAATACACGGAGCGGGAGCGGAGGTCAATGGGCTGATATACGCTTGGCACCATAACCAATTGGCGGCTGAAATTAAGGCAATCCAGCAAGCACTTGGCGTAAATCTCTCTTTGGTGGCACCGGCCTATCACAATCACGACGCGCAGCAGATTTCCTCTGGGACGCTTCCGATCAGCCGCGGCGGTACCGGCGCCTCCACCCCGGAGGGAGCTCGACAGGCCCTCTCCACAGGCTACGTCAGGGTGCAGGCCAACCCACCCTCGAGCTGCTCCGTCGGCGACCTGTGGTTTGACTCCGACGCAACCCCAGGGAAAAATTGGTTCGGATGCACGGCTGCGAACACGTGGACGTTGCTTGGGTCCAGTTCCATCGAATGGGGCAGCATCACCGGAACGCTGTCGAATCAGACGGACTTGCGGGCGGCCTTGGACGGCAAGGCCAACGCCACCCACAATCACGACAGCACCTATCAGGCCCTCAATCAAAAGAATCAGCCCAACGGCTACGCCGGACTGGACGGTTCTGGGAAGCTGTCTGCTTCTCAGGTTCCAGATTTGAGCAGCGTTTATCAGCCTCTCGACAGCGACCTGACGACCATCGCCGGGCTGTCGTGCAGTCCTGGGCAAATCATCAAGCGCAACGCCAGCGGACTTTGGGAATGTTCGAATGACGCTACTGGTGGGAACCCAACGTGGGGTTCCATCTCTGGCACATTGAGCAATCAGACGGACTTGCAGGCGGCCTTGGACGGCAAGGCCAACGCCACCCACAATCACGACAGCACCTACCAGGCGCTCAGCCAAAAGAACCAGGCCAACGGCTACGCCGGGCTGGACGCCTCCGGCTTGCTGGCTGTTTCTCAAATCCCAGGCCTTCCGGCCGCCAAGATCACCAGCGGACAGCTTTCGACAGCCTACGGCGGCACCGGACGAGGGGTGACCTGGCAGCCAGGCTCTGTGACGTTCATCAACTCCTCGAATGTCTTTGAGCAGGACAACGCCAACCTGTTCTGGGACAACACCAACAAGCGCCTCGGGATCGGAACAAGCGCTCCATCAACCTCTCTGGACGCTAACGGCATCGTCCGCGCGAGAAACGGTTTCCGCATCAGCGCGTCGCCGGCGGCAGGAACATACCTGCGCAGCAACGGCAGTGAGTTTGTGGAAAGTTCGATCCAGGCATCCGACTTGCCGGACCTGAGCGGGACGTACCAGCCCAAAGACAGCGACTTAACTGCGATTGCTGGATTGAGCTGTTCTAACGGGCAGGTGATCAAGCTGTCCAGCGGCGCGTGGGCCTGCGGCACAGATGAGCAGGGCGTCACGTCTGTTTCTGGCACAAGCAATGAGATCACGTCGAGCGGCGGGGCGACTCCCATTTTGAGCATCGCCGACACATTCCGCATCACAGGCAAAACAGCAACCGCCCCGGTGAAAGCTGGAACGTCTTTGCCGGCAACCTGTGCTATTGGCGACTTGTTCTTCAAGACAGACGCCACCGCAGGCCAGAACATGTATGGCTGTACAGCCACAAACACGTGGACCCTGTTGGGCGGCGGAGGCGGCGGCAGCAGCACGCCTTCTATCAATACGGCGATTATTCAAGATTTTGATGAATGGCTTTCAAACGGAAATAACTCAGTCCAGCCCGTAGGACGGCTGGGTTGGACGGTGTCTACGGACAGCGGCAGCGGCGTGGCTGTGGCGTACTACGGAAATTATTCCGATGACAACTTAATTGGCACCGCGTCACTGGAGCCCGGAGGAGCCAACGCCCGCGTTACGCTGCACTTGGGCGCATATGGCATGGGCCAACTTTGGTTTTCTAATGCCATCAACTCGTGGGAGTACCAATTTGTAGTCAGAGCCGATAGATATGAAAACACGCAATTGTCATACATCGTCGGGCTTGCTGACAGCATAAGTCAGCAGCCGTCAAACGGAATCTGGGTGAGGTACATCAATAACACCGGATGTACCGTAACCGGATCAGACTCCGGCTGGGTGTACGAAACTCGTTCCAGCGGCGCCAGCACCACCCAGGCGTCCGGCATGAGCCTATCAACAAATACGGTATACCGCATCCGCATCCGCAAATCCGGCAGCGGCGTGGGTTTTTCCATGTGTTCCGGCGGACCAACATGTACGCTGGGCAGCGAAACGGTTATCACAACCAATATTCCAACAGCCAACTTGGCGCCATATATTCAATCCGTTAGTTGCGCCACCGGCTATCACAAATTGATTGCAGACCGCTTTGACGTTCTGATTCAGAGGTGACCTGCATCGTAGCGCCCTTGCCATGCCTCAATTCAACGAAGCGCTGTTTGGACAACATCTTTTCGGAGAACCAATTCCTGAGCCTAGGGCGTCTCAGGCCGCCTCGCTGCTCGGGGTTGTTTCTGTGCTGCCCGTGCGATTCGGGGTTGTTTCCGCGCGGCCCATGCGATGCGGCTTCATCCCAATCAGCCGTTTTGTGAAGGACATGCAAATGAACCAACGCCCCATAGAACTCCGACAATACGACGCCAAAGACGTGTACTGGGAAATCTCGGACGGGACCATTCAGTCTGTAACCTGGTTCAGTCTCGTAATGTTCCCACAGTCCCCGCCCGGCACACAAAGTCTTGTCATTCAGCCTCTCTCGAACACCAGCACCAAGGCTTTCGCCAGAATTTCGGGGGCCTCAAAGGGCTCGTTGCACAAGCTCACTGCGGTGATCTGGCTTACGGATGGGCAGTCTAGGGAGTGTTCCCGGTTCGTGCTTGGAGTGGATTAAATGCAGGTTCCCCTGTTCCAGGGCGGAAGCTACCTTTCGTCGAGTCCAAGATGGTCGGCGGACCGAACGCTGAATCTGTTCCCAGAGGTGGGCGAGAGCGGCGTCACCAGATCCAAAATGCGCCTGCGTGGGACCCCGGGTCTGTCGTTGTTCCATCAACTTCCCTATGGTCCGGTTCGTGGTTTTTGGGCGAACGAGTACCGCCTGTTTGCCGCTTCCGGGCCGTGTCTGTATGAGGTATTTGCCAATGGAAGCCATGTTAACCTTGGAAACATCGGGAACGACGCCTCGAATTCTCCGGTGCAAATGTACGCCAACGGGACTCAGCTTTTTATCGTTTCGGCGGGCAACTGCTATATCCACACGGGCCTAAATCTAATACAATGCGTCCTTGCGCAGCTAAGCGGAACAGTTAAAGCCGGAACGTATTCCTCGATCACCCGCCGCCAAAGAGACGACGTTTATCGCCCCATCCAAGGCGTACCATCCGGCACGACGGTTCAATGGACCGGCGGCGACCTGTTTGATCCGACAATGGTGGGCGGCACAATCAACATCAACGGGGCGACAAAGCATGTGCTGTGGGTTAGCGACAACCGTGAGTATCTTGTTGTGCAAGAAACCGATCTTGGAACTCTAGCTGACGCTCCGTATACGGCCGACCTTCCCGTCAACGCAAAGACGGGCGCCTTCATAGACGGATACTTTGTGGCGGCCCCGGAGAACCACAAGTATTTTTACATCAGTGACTTATACAACGGACTGACCTGGGACCCGTTGGATTTTGCGGTGAAGGAGGGCTGGCCCGACAACATCGCGTGCGTTCTGGTCGATCACGGGGATCTCTGGTTGATGGGAAAGGAAACCATTGAAGTGTGGAGGAATACCGGGAACCCAGACTTTCCGTTCGAGAGGTTTCTTCCGGGCTTCATCCAACAAGGCGTTGTCGCGCCATTCAGCGCGGTCCGTTTCGCCGATGGAGTGGCATGGTTGGGCGGCGATACTCGCGGCAGGTTGAGCGCGTGGCTCGCGCGAGGATACCAGCCGGTCAGAATCTCCACTCATGCCATAGAGGAACAATGGGCCTCATATCAGCAACCAGAAAGCGCCGAAGCCTTTGTCTACCGATACGAGGGACATGAGTTTTGGCAAATCACATTTCCCTACGACGAGAAGACTTGGGTTTTCGATGCAAACACTAAATTATGGCACGAGCGTTCTTCCAGGGCCGAGGACAACACCCAGAAAAGACACCGCGCCAGGTGTTGCGCTTCGGTGTGGGGAAAAATCTTTGTTGGCGATTGGTACAACGGAAACATCTATCAGATGACCGGGTCTGCCTATACAGACAATGGTACCCCCATTCTCAGAATGCGCCAGGCGCCCCATATGCTGGACGAAATGAAGAATCATTTCTACAGCCGCCTGCAACTCGATGTCGAGACCGGGGTTCAGGTCAGCTCCCCGGAGTTCAATCTATCGTGGTCCGATGATGGCGGCTATACCTTTAGGCCTCCAATCACGGCCACCGGCGGCGACATTAATGAGTACGCCAAGCGCGTAATCTGGCGCCGGCTTGGAAAGAGCAGGGACCGGGTTTTCAGGATCTCCTCGGAAGCGTCCATTCCGCATGTTTGGATTGACGCATACGTGGACGTACTGCCTGGGAATAGCTGATGCCATTCAACATCAGGCGCTCGCAACAGATTCAGGTTCCGGTTCGCAGCCCTCTCTTCGACGAAGTTGAAGGCGCAAGCGAGGGATCGAGGGAAAGATTTGCGCCCTTAAACCGAAACTGGATTCAGTTCTTTACAGCACTTGCGTCGAAAGCGACTTCAGCCGATGAAACCAGATATCGCCCCGTGATTGTTCTGTCCGTCAACGGAACGCTCGGGATTGGCTCTGATCTGACCAATCGGCTTCGCTTTCCATTGGACATCAAGCCGACCGGAGTTCTAGCCGAGGTCAAGCAGGCCCCGGTTGGGGACTCCCTCGTCTTGAAAATCTTATCTAATGAGACACCGTGGATGCAGCTTTCCATTCCGGATGGGCAGACCTCGGTTTCGGCAACCCCGCAACAAATCGACGACGCTCAACCCATTCCTGCTGGAAACAACATCCGCTTAGATGTCGTTCAGGTCGGAACCACATTTCCGGGAGCAGATCTTGTCGTGCTCCTGTACACGTGATGCGTCTCAGCAAGCGAATCGGCATCGTCAATGGCAGCGGAAACGATATTTAAGCTCCAGCCCAATCGGACCATGTACTTGCGCGGGTTCGACCGCAGGGGGGCTTGCGCCGCGCTCTGCGAGGCCACCGATACGTCCTTTAAGGTCTACGGAGTCTTTCGGGACATGGCCGATTTCGCGGTGGTGGTCCTGTGGGATGCGGACAACTTCTTCGAGCACTACTCGATGAAGTACTTGCCGGATTTCAACTTCATAGGACTGGTCCTCACCTTTGACCTTCACTACCAGGGACTTCAACCGATTGACAGTCCGAAGTACAACTGGATTGACTGGGCCACGCTGGACGTGCTTAAGACAACCGGCGAGACGATGCAGGTGCGGCTCTGGGACCATGCGACGCTTCAAAGCGGAACGTTCTCGGTTGCCTCGGGGGAGATTACAGTTCAGGCGAACTACGTGGGGCCATATGACCGCATTACGCTGTGGCTCAACAACGTGGCCTTCGACCACATTGTTCCTTGGTTTCCTGATAGCTGCCTGCACGCCGTTTGGTGGCAGGGAAATCCAAATTACGTCCACTGGGTGAAGATCGGCGACACAACCTATTCATGCATCGAGGATGGCTACAGCAGCGCCCAGATTGCCCAGAACATAGCGGCGCAGATCAACGCCAACGACCCCTACTGCGCCGCGAGCACCGGTGGAACCTATGGAAACGAGATCACCATCAGTTTGCGCCCCGGCCAGTACGGTCCGGTGAACGTCACGAGTTCCGACGGCTCCGCCCCCTCTTCCATCTACCGCCCAAGTCCAGAATCAATAGCCGGAATCCTTAGAGACCAGATCAATCAGGCAAACTGGCCGGCGTTCGGACCGACGATTGCGGTGATGGCCAGCACCTCAGGCGCAACGCTCACCATCAAGGCGGCGCGTTACGGAACGGTCAATACGGACGGGACTTCCGTCTCTTGGGTCAGCGGCGACAAGTTCACGGCCATAGCACCCGGCTCGCCCATATTCATAAACGGCAATCAGTACACGGTGGACTCCGTATCCAGCGCAACATCTCTGACGCTGACAACCTCGGCGGGCACGCAGTCAGGGGTTCGCTATTTGGCCGAGCGCGGCGGAGATGACGGGAACATGAGCACGCTCTATGCCACGTGGAAGAACAACTATCTGAAATTCGACAAGTCGGTCCTGAAGTTGTCTGGAGGGTCTTCAGATGTGACGTGGCGCGTTTCCCTGGACTTCTCGGCCCTGGGCATCGACCAGGTACGACAGATGTGGCTCACGCTCGCCCCGAAGCTGGCAGACGGCGCCGCCTATCAAGACACTGAGTGGACCGCAACTTTTACGAACTGGACCGTCAGTGATTCGACCAACTCTCGCCCATTGAAGGTTGCCGGACCGGGAAGCGTCCGCATCGGAAGCCGCGATCCACGTGTAAGATACAGAGGCTTAAGTTGGGAGCGTCAGTGGTCAAACAACCTGTATGGTGGAACAGCCATGCAGACCAGTGAGCCATTGAGCGAGTTGACCATCCAATACACCTGCAACGCTTTCCACGACCTCTGGCTGGGGACGCGTCTTTATCGAGACTGTGGAATCGTTTATGTTAGCGTGGACGGGGGAGCTCCAAGGCAACTGGATTGCTACCTTGATTCCAATGAACCGATTTTGACTAGAAGGAGAATTTGGTCGGACCTCTCGCCTGGAACGCACTCCGTTACCATATATTTGTCAACAACGAAAAACCAAAACTCGACCGGAACTAATTTCCTGTTTGATTATTTGGAGGCCGTCGTTCCATCAGACGTTCCCGATCCGCAACGGGTCTACCAAAATGTCTCGCTGGCAATAGACTACGACACGGACCACACCTACAAGATCCCACCCGCGCGTCTCGTTTGGAACCTTGACCGTCTCGGAATGCGCGGCGCCGTCAACGAGTACGTCGGCGTCTTCTGGTGGAATCAGAGGAAGCGTGTCGGCGGCTCATGGAAGACCTGGACGGTGAGGTTCGGAGGAACATGGCAGGGCGGAGATGAAGTGTTTCTCTCCATAGGCTCGTTCACGATGGGCAAGAGCGTCTTCCCGCAGGATACGATTTCCACCATCGCGGCGCATTTCAAGTATTTCATAAACCACTCGCTGGTGAGCGTGTGGGCAGAGACCACAGAGACGCCAGGGGAACTGAAGATCCACGTGCGCACACCGATCTGGTCAGACACTAAGAGCGCGAGCAAGTCCTCGGCAAACGGAACGATTACCGAGAGCGGCGACCTGTCGGCTGGAATCGAGGGGACATGGGTCGTCGATGACGAAGCCTCGAACCCAATCAACTGGCCGGCGAGGAAGTGGCACTCTGACCTCTTTGCGCAGGTGGCAGCAAAGGGCTGGGGTGCGGTTGCCGCGTTTTCTATGGAGCTGGTCAACCCGCCCGATGACCCGGCCAGCGGCAAAGTGTACGCAGCGCGGTTCTACGAGGGGAACCCGGTCGAGACAGACGTAGGCTTTGCCAATCTCAGGAGCACACACTGCGCGTTCTCCGCAACCATGCTCGAATACCAGAAGGCCGCCTACAAGGAAATGGCCAAGCTCATGTCCGATGCTGGCCTTACGCCTTGGCTCCAGTTCGGCGAGTTCCTCTGGTGGTTTTTCTCGTCTAAGGCGCTTGTGGTTACTGACGTTAACGGCAACGAAATCACCGTGAACGCTGATCACGGATTCTCCTCTGGCGACCGGGTAGTGATTGCTGGCACTAGCGTGTTGGATGGGACCAGGACGGTCACCCCCCATGCAACGGACCCGAAAAAGTTCACCGTCGGCGGGGAGGTGAATCCCGGACCCTGGACCGGCACGGGGCAGGTTCGCGGCGGCTCAATGGCCTATTATGATGCCGACACGCAAGCCGCAGCCATGTCCCAGCTTGGGCGACCGCTTGCCCGATTCACCTGCCAGGATGATGATCCAGAAGTAAATGGCGGACAGGATGCCAACTTTTTGGCCCAGCGGCTGAAGTCCCACATGGACGCGATCCGGCAACACGTGTTGGCGTCGTACCCAAACGCGAAGTTTGAGTGGCTGTTCCCTTACGACGTTAACCATCCGTCCTGCTACTACACCAATGCCCTTCCCTACCCTCAGGGCGGAAGGATGAACGCTCGCGTGAATCTGCCGCAAGCCCTCACCCAGAAGACCGGAAGCGGACTGGACAGAATCAAAATGGAGGCTTTGTCTTGGGGCTCCTTTTATCGGAACTGGAGCCGAGCAGCCGAGTCTATCTCGTTCCCATTCAAGCAGCTACAGTGGCCCAAGGACTCCTGCGCCTACCTCATCCCGTGGTTCAACGGCGGATGCTTCTGGGGTAAAGAGTACCTGGAGTGCATTAGACACGGCCTTCCCCTCATCAACTTCTGGGCCTTCGACCACGCTTGTCTAATGGGTTGGCCTCTTGCCTTTCCAGAAGAGGAACGCACGGCCCGGGTGATGTAGGCAGAGCCAAGGTTTCTTTTCGCACAACACTGGAGAGAAGTGTAATGCAAATTGGAAACGCCGAACGCAGCGAACGAAAACCGATGTACCACAAGATACCCGCTTGTGCCTTGAGGCGACTGGCGGAGCGCTACACCGAAGGGTCTAGGTATGACGGACCCGACGGGTCGATGAAGATTCCGGCTGTGCAGAACTGGCAGCAGGGCAACGCTGAATTTTTTGCCGATGCCTTCAATCATCTGGTCGAACACCTGTTCCGGTGGGCCTCTGGAGACCGCACCGACGATCATCTGGCGGCAGCGGCATGGGGGTGCTTCGCTCTCATGTGGGCGCAAGAGCAAGGAATCATTTCCTAGATGGACATCGCCATGACACTGAATCGCAAGACAGAAAGACCATTGCAGGTCAAATTCAAATTTTCGGAGGACCGGTTTGACTCAGAGTAAAGCGATTTTGGTCGTCTCGGATCTCCACTGCGGAAGCATCTATGGGATGCTGCCGCCCGGGTTCAAGACCTCGGACGGGAAGATCCTTGGACAGAACAGCGGGCAGAAGTATTTGTGGAAATGCTGGCAGGAACTTTCCGCAAAAGTGGCCAAGCTGCCCATTGCAGCCGTAGTGATCAACGGTGACATCGTGGACGGACGCCAGCAGGCGCAGCGCGGCACGGAGCTGGCCCTGCCGCTGGTGGAAGATCAATCCGCGGCAGCCGAGATTGTTCTGTTGAACCTAATTTCTGGACTGCCGAAGAAGCCGAAGCTGTACTTCACTCAGGGAACGGAATTTCACGACCAGCGGGCAGGCCGAGAAGTCGAGGTTGTGGCTCGGGCAATGGGCGCCATCCCCTATTCTGGCGCTGGAACTGGGCGCTACTGCCGCGAGGTTTTGGACTTGGAGGTTGACGGGGTGGTGATCAATTTTGCGCACGGGATCTCCGTCGCCGGCGGACTTTACCGGGCTACGGCGCCAGACCGCGAGGGAGTATGGTCAGCCCTGGCCGGCAAAGAGGGCAAGCTGCCTCGCGCGGATGCGGTTATCCGCAGTCATGCGCACCATTTCGTCCACGTTGAACACCAAAGCAAGCACATTGCCATCACTCCGTGCTGGCAATTGCAGACGCGCTACATGCGCAGGCACTCCGTCTACCGAATGTTGCCGGACATAGGCGCCTTGATCCTGTGGGTTGACGGAGCCTCCAAACGGAACGGCGGAGACGGAGTGTTCATTGAGAAGATGCTGTGGCCCTTGCCGCCCATTGGGACTGTAAAACTATGAGCTCACATGGTTTTTCTTGGGATAAGTTCTGGGCTGAACTTGATCAGTACCAGCAATCGCAGACGGTGGCCCCAGAGGGCGCCTTTTCGGTCAACGACTACGCCAAACGCTACGGGATTCCGAGAGAAACAGCCAGGCGTCAACTGGAGGGGCTAGTTGCGTCTGGGTTGCTGCGAACCAGAATCGTGCTCTTGCCGAGCGCCTCTGGAGTACGTCGCACGACCAGGCTGTTCTGGCCCGCTGAATTGGAAACGGAGAAGAAAGCCAATGCCAAAAAGCCCAAGCGTTAGCTGGCGCCCGGCGACGCCGGAGGACATCCCGTCCCTTGAACCGCTGGCTCGACAATTCTACGAAGAATCGGTCAACCTCAAGGACCTTGATTGGGATCGGTTCCGGCAATTGTGGGAAGTTCTTCTGGGCAATCAGGTTGGTTTTATCGCGGTCGCCGAGAGGGATGGGCAGATCATTGCCGCGATTGGCGGGGTTATCTACCCGGACGCCTACAGCCAAAAAATGATTGCCACCGAGTTTTTCTGGTTCGCCCTGAAAGAACATCGCGGCTTTGGGTTGCCCCTGCTGCGAATGTTTGAGCAATGGGCGGCCTGCCAAGGCGCATCTGAGGTTCGCATGGTTCACTTGTCAGACGTGATGTCGGACAAGCTGTCTCGGGTATACCGAAAATTGGGCTACCGCCCGATAGAAACCCACTACGCAAAGGAGGTGTCGTCATGATTGGAACAACCACCGCCCTACTGCTGGCCGGAGGGCTTGGAGTCGGGGGCAATCTCTTATCCTCTCTCATTGGATCAAGGGCAGCCCAGCAAGCAGCGGAAGCTCAATCCAGAGCTGCGCAGCACGGCGAAGAGGTTGCCAACACGCAGGCGGGCTATATCTACGACACCGCCATGAGCATCAAGGAAAACATCCTAGATGCAGGGAAAGACGCGCAAGGGAAGCTCTCGGAAGCCTACGGAGAGGGACGCAAGGCCCTGTCCCCCTACATTCAGGCCGGGGAAACGTCCCTTGGCGGACTTCTGAATCTTGCCCAAAAAGGCCTCTCTGCGCAAGACGTGTACGCCGACCCAGGCTATCAGTTCCGGTTGCAAGAGGGCGAGAAGGCGCTTCAGCGCTCAGCCGCAGCCAAGGGTGGAGTGCTTGGCGGCGCAGCGATGAAGGCGCTGGCCCGATACTCACAGGGACTCGCCTCTCAAGAATACCAGAACGCATTCAACCGACAGTATGGCCTGCTGTCAACCCTTACCGGTCTTGGACGGTCGGCAGCGTCAGAGGAAGCGGACCTTGCTCGATGGTACGGATCAACATCCGCCGCTTCCAAAATGGATACGGCGGTAAAGGCTGGACAGTTCGCTATGGGCGGAACGAGCGAGGCGGCAAACATGCGGCTCCGGGGCGCCGAATACGGCATCGAGGGAGCAAACGCAAGAGCAGCCGGAACGGTCGGATCTGGCAATGCTTGGGCGGCTGGCATTGGCGGGGCTGCAAACTCAATCGCGGACGCGCTCATTCTTGCAAAGCTCTTGGATTAAACCTAAGTTCAGAGAAAAGAAAGGAGAAATCATGCCTGTCGATGTATCCATCCCGCTGCGGGTTCAAACCGCGAACATTCCTTCTCCGCTCGATGTCTACGGGCGCTACCTGGGATTAAAGTCTGCCATCACAAAAGATAAAATCGCGGACATCCAGCTCCGCGAACTTCAAAGTAAAGACGATGAGATTCAGCAACAGAAAAAGGACGAGGATACTATCCGGCAGGCCCTTGCGGATGTGAATGGAGACTGGACCAAACTCCCAGATGCGGTTGCGGGCAAGGTTTCTCCGCAAAGCTACTCGAAGTTGCTCGCTGACATCGAGGCTCACCGCAAGCGCGTCCTGGACTCTAGTAAAGAACAGCTCGACCTTGACCTGAAGAAGATGCAGGCGCTCGGCTCCATCGCCGGAAGCATTCAGGACGAGAATACCTACAAGGCTGGAGTCCAGCGGGCATATCAGATGGGACTGCTGGACAAAGATCAGGCTGAACGTCTCATTGGCCTGCCCTGGAACGACGAGACCAAGTCTCTGGTGGAGCAGTTTCGGCAGTCCTCTCTCAGCGCCCAACAGCAACTTGAAAATTCGATCAAGTATTGGGAGCAGCAAAGGGCCGCCCAGCGGCAATCAGCCGAACTGACCGGGATTCAGGCAGACGTTGAGCGCAAGCAACTGGAGAACGCCGCGTCCCAACTTGCCTCGGCGACCAACGCGCAAGAGTATCAGGCGATCTGGGAGCAGCTCCCGGCTGGGGTTGCATTGAGGTTTCCGAGGCCAGACCAATGGAACAAAGAGACCCCCAATCGGGTTCGGCTCATGGGCATGGCGCCCAAGGACCAAGCCGAAGCGCTCAAGGCATCCCGTCCGTTCCTTCAGGAGGGGGCAACTGGAACCTATCTCGTGGACCCGACCACCGGAGAAGCCAAGGAGGTCAAAACCCCTGCCGGTGAGCCTATTGTGAAGCCCGGATCTGTTCCGAGAACGCCCGAGGGGATGACCATCGGACAGGCCATTCGGAGGGCCGATGACGCCAAGAAGGAACACGACGAGCTCCAAATGAAGGAGCAAGAGCTTCATTCCAAGCGCATCAAGATCGGCCAGGCCATAACCGCTCTCAGAAAGGCTCAGTCCGAGGGGAAAGACCGCTATGTCGCCCCGGACGGGAAGGAATACCCAGCCACCGAAGAGCAGGCGAACGCATTGGGGGCGGAGCTGGAGGGCGCGACCAGGCTCATTGACGTTCTGCAACGCCGCCAGCGAGACATCCGGGCTCAATTTGGCTGGGGCGAGTTCGGAAGATCACCGCAGTTCGGAGCCCAGCCATCGGACCTGGCGGACAATTCTGGCCCGGAGCTTCCCAATAAGTTTCGGTGGATGGCCTCTCCTGCCAAGGTTGTGGATTCTGAACAGCAGTCAAACGCCCAGAGTCCCGGACCAAGCGTTACTCAAGACACGAAGATTCCAGCGCGCGGGACCCCCGAAGGCAGACAGCGGATACGGGTTCGGCTGGCAGACGGGCGGACCGGAACCATCGAGGCCAGTGAATTCGATCCGAACACAATGACGAGACTCCCCTGGACCCAGGTTCGCTAGGAGGTTAGATGTCGAACGTTCCTGCTTCCTTTATCCCAGATCCAACTCCAGACGAGGTTAAAGCCGAACTGCAACGGGCCGCTCAGCGCTATGGGGTTGACCCGAGCCTCGTGATGAGGATTGCCCGTCAAGAGAGCGGCTTCCGGGCGGACCTTGCCAGTCCCAAAAACGCTCTGGGCATTATGCAACTTTTGCCCAGCACAGCCAGAGACCTTGGGGTTGATCCCGCGGACTGGCGGCAAAACATTGACGGCGGCGTTCGGTATCTCAGGCAAATGCTGAACCGCTATCAAGGGGATCTTCAAAAGGCGCTTGCGGCCTACAACTCCGGCATGAAGAACGTGGACCAATACGGCGGGGTTCCACCGTTCGAGGAAACGCGCAAGTATGTAAAGGCAATTACCGGAACCCCGGCCACCTTTATTCCAGATGAAGGAAGCGAACCGGCCATGACCCAGGCCCCGGCGCCCGGATATCGGGCGCCCAAGAGTTTCTCTCTGGACGAGACCTCGCAGATGCCAGCGGCGGCTGGACTCTCGGAAGGCGTCGAGTCCGAGTCCAAGCCCCCAGAACCATTCGCCGGCCGAATTCCGAGCGCGGATGAGATAGAGTCTGCATCCATACGCATCAGTACGCTGAAGACGGTTCTGCAAAGCCAAGCGGAGGAACTTCGGAAGCGACAACAGGAACTCGCAAAAGAAGCGGAGCGCCTCAACTCCGTGGGGGCCACGCCTGAGCAGCTACAGGACTTCCAGCGCCGAGTCATGCTTCACGATGCGGACCGAATGCAACTGGAGCATGGCTTGAAGTCCCTTGAGGAACAGGTGAAGGATTACAACGCCGGGGTTTCAGCCTTCGAGGAAAACCTCAAGCGGTATGAGAACCTAAGCGTCCCGCCGGGCGCGGAGAAAACCGGACTCCCCGGCGTCCCGATGCAGGTTCGTGAACCGTCCAGAGCCGTTCCAGCCCAGGTGAAGATCGGCAGGGGCGGCGCCGAATATGGCTACGTTCCGCCGGAAGATGTCCCAA